CCCCCCCCTAAAGGGGACCCCCCCTGCCGCCTGCCGCGGGCCTTACTGTACAGATATGTATATTAAATTTTGTGAATTATTTTTTTTATCGGGTATATCTCAGTCATTTTGGGCTAACTTTGTGAATTATTCTATTTTAAAAATGATTTTTAAATTTTATCGGGTTCGGGTTTTGTGAATTTTAAGAAAAACCAGTCATTTTGGGCTCCTGAATCGCTATCCTTTTTAACTAATCGACCGACTAGATGGATGCACCTCCTCAAAAGAACCAAAATAATCGACAACAGGCTAAGCATTGGGCTGGCTGTACAATTCCTAATTACACCGAATTAGATATAATGTGCTTTTCTATTGCCATCCAACCTCTTGCTGACTATTGGATTTATGGAAAGGAAGTTGGTACCGACGGTTTAAAACACCTACAATTTATGGTTTGCTTTAAAACAAAGAAGACTTTAGCTGCTGTTAAGAAGTTAATTCAAACTCAAGGCCATTGGGAAATTAAATATCCTAAATCTACTATGCTTAGAGCTTCTAATTATTGCAAAAAAGGTATTTCATAAATTATTATATTAACCTAAATTATTAGGTGAACAATCCCATCAAGAATGGGAAGAAGACCATGAAGAGGGTCAAAACTATGGATTTAAAGCAGACTTTACTGAATGGGGTGTCTTACCACAAGATCAAGGCGCTAAAGGATTAGCTCAAATTACTGCTAATTATGAAGAAACAGTTGCCTTAGCTAAAGCTGGCAAATGCGAAGAAATTAATGCTGAACATTACTTAAAGGTACACATTTTGATATTTAGAATAGATTGTAAATTGTATATTTTGTATTATAGTATTTATTAATGTGTATAGTATTATTCTACTATTAAGAAGATTGCTTCTGTTGAGAAGCTTAAGATTATGCCTCCAGACCTTAATTGGCGAAGAGGCATTGACTGCCCTAATGAATGGATTTATGGCGAGCATAATACTGGCAAGTCTATGACTGCCAGAGCTGAGAATCCAGGATTCTATACCAAGATGACATCAAACCAACTATGGGAAGGTTATGATGACCAAGATTGTATCCTCATTGAGGATTTCTCACCTTACCAAATTAAGATGAGCGATGATATCAAGATTTGGGCCGATCGTTATGCCTTCCGAGCCCGAGTTCTCTATGGCTCTCTAGTCATCCGACCTAAGAAGATTGTGATTACTTCACAGTATCACCCATCTGAAATTTGGACCGATAAGAAGACATTAGATGCTATTATGGATAGATTTAATATTCGCCACCTGGTGAAATTAAATGAAGTGGATAATACTCCAAAGAAGAAGAAGCCTGCCCTGAAGAAAGCTAAGATTAATGGTTTAGTTGATTTTGTCAAACAAAATTATTGTCTTAAATGTTATTTAAGTCCTTGTTGCTGTCCAGTTGATATTGTCTCTGAGACAGAAGAAGATGAAATGTATGATGGTCTTGATTATAAAGGCCAAGGGTTCGTTCACCCTTCCCAGGATTATGGGATGATCTCAGATGATCATGAAGATGACGAAATTATCATTGATTAATAAATTTTTATTAAAGTTCCAAATTCTTGTACATCTTTAATTAATAATAAGATATATGATTAAACATCAGTATATCGAACTCTAATACGAGTTGCTTGAGTAAGGCCAGCTGTGGTAACACGGGCATCAGTAGCAACGAACATGAGAAGAGAACCTGAAGTGATATCTCCGATGGTTCCGGCATTACCTGCATTAAACATGGTTTCTAAATTGAGTTTCTTGTAGATTACTCCCATATCTGAACCAGGTGTGGCAGACCCTCCACCAATTTCATTGGGTGTAAGGTAATCACAGATTGTGACAAATCGATCTCTGTTTGATAGATTATTCTGAGAACTTACGTGATCACTTAATAAAATATCAGTGATAGTAGCTGTAGCGGCATTGGCTTGTTTGTCATAGACAATCAAGATGCGAACCTTTCCTCCCCAGGTGGTGGTACCAGCAGCTGCAAACTCCCATCTCATCAATAGAGATTTCATATGAATTCTTCTTCCAATTCTGTCAGAAGCAGTTGATCCAGGTACACATCCATTCAGAAGGATGGCAGCTCCAAAGGCAGCAGATCCAGCAGTTGTTGAAGTATTGTTCACTTGATCAATAAATTTAAGTTCTCCACCTGAGGAAGGGTTGGCCCAACCACCAATCCTCATGGCTTGTTGACTAACAGGACCAAGGCTTCTATTATTTGATTTGAGGTAATTAGGTTTATCGATTACCATTAACTGGGTTTTTTTTGGGTATTTATAAGTTTGTTGAGGAGAGCGACGCTTCACAGACATCTTGGTATTTAGATTTTGACCCACGTTTCCAGGAAAACGTTTTTTTTTTTTGCGTCCAACGGGATCCATTGGACGTAATGCGTCCATTGGTGAGTCCGCGTCCAACGGGGTAGGGTAATACTGTACCTACCCCGTTTTTTTTCCTAGAAAATTTTTTTTTCGGATACTTAGGGTTTTCGGATATATAAGGGTTTTCGGATATATAAGGGTTTTCGGATATATAAGGGTGTGTAGACTAATTCTTTACCTATGCATGGGCTGCCGCCCCCCCCTAAAGGGGACCCCCCCTGCCGCCTGCCGCGGGCCTTACTGTACAGAT